AGCTCGGTCGCCTCACGCTTCGCCCGCTTCCACTGTGCCGACAAAGTTTGCACCTCCGAACGAGTCAACGCCCTAAGACGATCCTCCTCAGACTGCTCCAACAACTGCTCAATCAGTGTTGGTGTTATTTCATGCAACTGTATTGTCATCGTTCACCCTTTCCCATAAATCGTCAGCCACCCTGACCAACGAAACAATCATCTCCTCATCACGCTCAATCCGAATCACCTTCGGGTCGAACCAGGCCGGCATAAACGCCCCATCCCGTTCCTCACGCAACAACCACGCAAAATAGCAGAACTCTGCACCCGTCACAAACAATTGCCACTGCACCTGCCGCCGATACTGCAACGGGATTTTCACCGGGTTCCAATCCTTCCCCGTAGTCTTCACTTCAGAGATCGCGTGATGGTCGAGCGTGAGCCCGTCAGGTGTGCAGAGGTAGTGGTCGCTCACACGGGATGAAATCAGCCAATCATTCGGCATCACACCATAGTTGTCCTTCAGAAACATCGAGATTGGGCCCTCCCAGGCACGACCAAACGCCATGTACGGGTTATCGTTCTCCACAAAGTCGGCACGGTAATCCTCCACCGCCTGCTCAAACCCGCCCGGCCCCGATGCAGCCTTCGCCACCTGGGTAGCCGTCACACCCTCACGCCTAGCGGACAACCACCGTTCAGCGTTCACAGACTTAGAAGCAACAAACTGGTCAGGACTTAACATTGAACATCTTCTTCCAACGGGCGTGAGCTATCTGCAAAGCCTCACGAAACACTTCCTCCGGGTTCTCAGTCTTCGCAAGTTTCAAAGCAGCCCAAGACTTCTCCCAGATCGCACCAGAATCAGATTGCGAATCCAACCACTCAGCCATAATCAGGTCAGCCAACCTAGCCGCCCGAATATCCGTCACATTGTTCTCAACCATTGAAACCTCCACTAACCTTTACTGTATGAGCAACCGGGGACAAAGCTACCGCGACTTCAGTGCAGCCATAGTCAAAATCGGTGGTGTGCCATGTCAAGACATCCCCGACATTTTCTTTCCCGAAGACTTCCCTGACAAACAAACCAGGGAGTACGCGATCCGAACGGCCAAAGCGTTGTGCAAAGAGTGCCCGCTGCTGATTCAATGTTTCGCCTACGCTATCGAAGCGCAAGAACCCTACGGAATCTGGGCAGGCACCCTCCCACACGAGCGTTAGCCGTCTTCAGGCTCGTCATAGAACGCCGCATCGAGCGCATTCAAGTGAGCCCGCAGGAAGTAAGCCTGCTCCCGAGTGATGCACAGTGTCCCAGGTTCCCCTATCTGCCACACATCATCCCGTAAGCGTAAACAAATGTCCCGCCCATCCATCCGCAAATCCATCATCGAACTGGCTCCTTCACCGTCAACATCCACAAACCAACCACCACCATGAAAGCCCCCCACACAACACTGTCTAAATGTTGGAACCACAACGCACTACCAACACCTAAGACAACAAGTGTCCACCCGGCCCTCACAGTGACACCACAATCACAGTCACACCGGCCACCAACGCTGAAACGATAAGCAACCACCCGACCACACACACCCGGTTCTTCTTAGGTCGAAGGTCACGCCTCCGAGGAAGCAAAGCAACATGATCGCTCGCCTGTTTCGGCAGTGGCAAGGACATTTCGTTCTCCCACAGTGTGAGAGCCCGCTCCATCTTCACCTCATCCGTCATAACCGCCCACAGTTCTTCGGCAGTCATCAAATGTTCGTGAGCACGCTTCCACAACACAACCGCCCTCATATGAGGGTCACGGATGTCCTGCAGCTCAATCTCTAACTGTTTGAAGTAACCCATTGTTTTCCACCTTTCGTTCGGGTTGTCTAGCACGATACACCACAACACCGAAAAAGTGTATACTTCTGAGCATGGATTATTTAGGAAACTATGACGAACTATCGGTCGAGCAACTTGGTGACCTTCGTGTCTGGCAGTTACAACGCCTAGAACGGGTCACACAAGCCCTCAGAGCCCGTCTACGGGCCGAACATACCCAGGGAGATAACATTAGGCACCTGGCAAAGAAACTAGGCGTGACAAGGGCCACAATCTATTCGTGGTTAGCGGAATGAGAAACTCCCCGCCACCTAGATGACGGGGAGTTAGCCTCCATGAGAAGAAGCGTTCACCACGAACGCATTGATTCTACTGACAGCTGTCGCAGGAAAGCAAATCCATCGGATCTACCGGCACAGCAAAACCATCCACAACCTCACGCTCACTCACGATAAGTCAGCCTTATCGTAGGTCAGCACCGAGGTCAGCAACGACATCAGACCGGCCAGCAGTGACACTGAGGCAACCTGCAACCAGTCCACATCAAGAATCCCTGCACCGGCAAGCAACCCAGCTAGCGCAACCTGAGCCACCGTTTTCACTGCACGCTCAGTCGCGAAATCCCAATACTTCTTCCACTTATCCATCCTGACTCTCCTTCATCGATTTGTCCTCCCACACTGCAGCGAAACAGTATGAGGTCGTTATCAAAGTTACCAAAGCAACACCACCCGTAATCAGGTCGCTGGTAGCACTGTCGTTATTCATCAACACTGCTACGGAACCGCTGAGAAGCATCAGTGAGCCGAGCGTGAACGCTGCGAAAATATATCTGCGCCGAATCTTCCAGGATGGTTTCATGTGAGGATCGCCACCATCGGACTGATGATTGCGGCCAAGAATCCGAAGACCCCGATGACCTGCCACATCCGTTGCTCTAGTTTGCGAATCCGCATCTCATGATCGTCAATCTTTGCTTCACTGTCAGGCAGTGAGTTTGCAATTTTCTCCAACAGCCTGCCCTGCCGTTGAACCTCCAAATAAATGTCCCTCATTGAAACCTTTACACCAGCAGTTTCAGGGTGCTCCTCGGTCACAGTGAACCCTCATTCAGTTTGCGTTGAATCGTAGACCAAGTGCCACGCCCCCACACACCGTCAGCAGTCACACCGATACGCGCCTGCACAGCCTTCCTGGTTGGTAGGTCAAGTTTGCCGGTCTGGGGAGTCCCCACCCAAGCCTGTATCGCCTTATAGCTCATCGAGCCTGGCACACCATCCACGCGACCCTGATAGAACTTCTGGTCTTGCAACCAGGTTTGCCATTGCTTCCATGTCGCACGATCTTCACGCCCAGACACCTTCAATGTTGATGCTGCGGAGTTTCCATTCAGGTACGGTGTGGGATCCACATCGGAACCCCACGCGCCTCGAGGCCCACGCCTCACCTCGAAGTGAAGGTGAACCCCAGTGCTAGCCCCAGTAGTCCCCGAAGTGTAAATGAAAGTCCCAGCCTCCACCCGTTCACCCACGCGGAGCCCAGTCTTGTGCGCCCCATGATAGTAAGCCGTATGCACTTCCCCATGATCTATGAGCACAGTGTGACCGCCACCTTTGGGACTCCAACCGACATGAGCCACAACACCAGGCGCAGCGCTAGTGACTGGAAAAGTGCCGGCGATGTCTATTCCGCGATGTTTGACACCGGCCTTCCCTGAAATGGGATGCTTGCGAGGCCCATACTTACCGTTTGGATTGACAGTAAACCCGTCAGGCCAAGGCTTCTGAAGTTTCACCGTTACGCCTCAACCCAGCTGAAAGTTTCCTCATCCAAAACCCAGTCAGCGATCTCGTCAGTTGGCTCCGGCTTAGGTGCAATGAAAGCATCCAGGGTTTCGTCATAGGTGAACCCGATACCGGCATAGTTGCCGCGAAAAGGTGTGCCACCAAGAGCGTGAACACCGTCCCGAGTGTTGTAAGAAGTTCTTAGGCAACGCTGACCATGAAAAGCCCCATAATAATCCTCCCAAGAAGTCACACCCTCAACCAGGTCATCCTCATCCCTGCCAGTAATCACATTAGTGACAATGTTTTCTTCATTCAAAAATGCGTAATGAGCCATCATTCCCCCTAAGCAACCGTCACCGTGTCAGTGCCAGACTTGAACGCTGTCACCTTGAAAAGACCAGAAGTAATTGTGGTAGCAGTCAAACCGGCCCCAATAGTCAGCGTAAACTTTGAAGGATATTTCAGAACCACAACACCAGAACCACCTGCCGCAGGATTATTGGCCCCGTCACGCGAACCACCACCACCCCCACCAGTGTTGGCTGTACCTGCAACAGCGGCACCTGACTGACCACCAGCACCACCGCCACCTAAACCGCCAGCACCCAAAAGCCCACCAGCACCGTCAGCACCACCACCGCCACCGCCACAAAAATATAGGTCGGAGCCGGAAACTTGACCTACTGTTAGCGATGTAGCCTCCGCAGTAGTTATCTGAGTAACTATTAGACCGACCCCACCAGCCCCACCGTTGCTTGCTGTTCCGGTGCCACCAACCGCGCCCATACCGCCGCCCCCACCACCCGCAGCGTCAGAACCAGGATTAGTTCCGCCGGCGAAACCAATAAACGCTGTTTCCGCTGGCTCGGAGGCTGAATTATCGTCTGACCCAGAACCGCCACTGCACGCACCAGCTCGGCCCCTTTCGGCACCGCCCGAAGTAGCTGAAGGCCCACCACCGCCACCACCAGCCTGAATAACCCCATCAAAGACGGTCTTGTTACCAGGCGAACCAGGCGAACCAGAAGCGCCCACAGCGCCACCAGCACCAATCGTGACAGTGAAACTACTCCCCGCCACTAAAGCGGCAGTCCCAATCGAAAGACCACCAGCGCCACCGCCACCGCCAGCACCAGCAGCAGCGTTATTTGATGACCCACCAGCAGCCCCACCACCAGCAACAATAAAATTGAAAGCCGAAGCCCCAGAGTCAAGCTCTTCCCACGCCGAACCGGAATAATAAGTCAGCGTGTCAGTGTCTTTCAAGAACGCAAACTGACCCTCCACCGCAGTCCCAATCG